CTTGGCCGCCGAGCTGGAGATGAACCCGCCGTACACGATCGAGTCGATAGTCGAAACGAACTCGGCCGGTGTGGCGACGTTGCTGAGCGTGCCGGTGGTTGCAGCTGTGTTGCTGAACGCCACGCGCGTCGCGGCATCGTAGTAGATCAGTTCGGTCGCGACTGCGTTGAGCGTGGCTGCGGTGATCGACTGGGTCGGCGTGTAGTCGCCCGAGTACAGCCCGATGTACCAGGTGCTGCTCTGCGCCGCGCCGCGGAACGAGGCGTTGAGGATGTAGTTCTCGCCTTCGAGCGGGACCAGGTTGTCGGTCAGTTCTTCGCTCAGGATGATGCCGGCGCGAAGGTGCTGGACAAGGTATTTGAAGCCGGGCTTCATGCGTTCGGAGTAGTTCATGGGGTTCCTCGGTGGACGATCTCGGCTTCCATATAGGAGCTGGCGTTGGCGAGCGACAAGGGCCGCGAACCGAACAAGCTGACGATGGCCTGCTTGACGCCGTTGGCATCGCGCAGAAGACTCGCGGCGGTGGCTGACGGTGTGATGGCGACGTGCTCTTCTTGGAGGTTCTTCACGGCCCCGCCGGAGTTGCCTTCGACCAGCCCCCGCACACTCATCCAGTTGACGAGGGCGATGTCGGGGCGGCTCACATTCGAGCCAGCGATGGCGCCGTACGGCAGCACAGCACGCAACGCGCAGTCGGGGAACGCGGCATCGAGCCAGTAGGTCTGGTCGGCCGCGAGGAACAGGCCGTTGTCCGCCGGGCTCGCGCCCGTCATGACTTCGAGGATCGTGACGGGCTCGGGGAACTGAATGAACCCGCTCGTCGGGTTGTAGAGTCCTGGCATGAAGGGCTCGCTGTAGAACAGCGTCGAGCCGTTGGCGACGAGCAGACGGCCGCCGAAGCTGCGCACGATCTGCCCGGCCGGCATGGGCTGCAGACCGACGGTCTGGCACTGCGGCCCCGTCGGCGGGCTGACGACGGTGATAGCGCCAGGCCCGGTGATCTGCGCCGCGCGGTACATGGTCTCGCCGCCGACCGTGCTCATGTAGACGTTGATCCTGACGCCCGTGCTGAGCAAGTCCAGGTACGGGAAAGCGATGCCGCCGTTTGCAGGCAGCGTGAACGCGGCCGGGTGACTCGCGGCGGACTCGTGCCCTGCTGCGTCGAGGCTGGTAAAGCAGACGAGGTAGTTGCCTGCGGGCAGCAGCCCGGCGGCTCCGGTGTCGAGCCCCGGCACGGTGGCGAGCGTAGGCACCAGCGGCTTCGATGCCCCGCTGATGATCTGTTCGAGACGGCGCCCGTCGGACCAGTAGACGCCGCCGTTCGGGGCGGTCCAGAACGACACCGGTTGCCCAGAACTCAGCCCGGTCGTCACGAGCGTCGAGGTGAGCACGCCGGCCGGCTTCGCCAGGCTGTAGAGGTTCTCGCCCTCGACGTAGAACGCATCGTCACCGTCAGACCAGATTGACCGGCTGTCGATCCCGGCCACCTTGAGCGTGTACCCCCGGCGGCGCTTGATGCTGCCGCTGGCGGTCAGGTCGATGTTCACCGCGTCACGTTGAAGGTAGCCCTCCTTCGTGCGCAGCGAGAAGTCCGGCCGACGGTTGTCCATGCCGGGCGCGAACGTCCCGATGGTTACCGTTTTGGGGCTGGTCGACATTCGTCGATTCTATGTTAGATCGAACTTCGATTACCGCTCGACGATCTGCAGGAAGATCGTGCGGTCTTCGGTGCGCCCGCCGGCCGTGGTGATGCGGCAGGTCAACGACTCCAACGCGCCAAGCACGCCCCCGGAGATGAACGCCGTGGCCGACGTGCCGGTGAACGACTGCGACACGATCGTGAGCCCTACGCTCTTGACCCAGGTGACCGAAGCGATGGTGTCGGTCACGATCGCAAGCCAGGGAGCCCAGTTGAACGAGTAGTCGAGCGTCGCGTTCGGGTCTTTCTTGATCTTCGCCTTGCCGGCGCTGACGACATAAGTCTCGGTGGTGGCCATGGTGGTTCCTAGTTCACGAAGTTGGTGTGGTTGACGGCCGGCGTGAGATGACGCCGGTCTTCGGCGTTAGGCATCGCGCGCCGGCTCTCAGCGTCAGGTGCGAACGAGCGCTGCTCGGCGCCGAGCGTGTAGGTGCGCTCGTTGGCGACGAAGAACAGCGCCGCGCCGTTTTGCATCGACGCGAATTGTGTGAACGCCGGCATCGCCTGCACGGCGCTCAGGACGATCTTCGAGACAGCCGAAGCAGTTTGGCCAAATGCGGGCAGCGTCTGGCTGGCCGTGGCGACACGCGCAGCCACGGCGGGCACAGTAGCCGTGGCTGTCTGGCCGAATGCTGGCAGGGTCTGCGCGGCCGTGGCGGCCACACGCGCCGCCGCTGTGGCAGTCTGACCAAAAGCCGGCAGTGTTTGTGCGCCGGTCACCGTGACCCTGACCGTCGCGGTGGCGGTCTGACTGAACGCCGGCAGCGTCTGCGCGGCATTGATCACAGCGCTGCCCGCCGCGATCAGGGCGGCGTTGGCTGTCTGTCCGAACGCCGGCAATGTCTGCGCGGCGTTGAGCGAAGCGATGGCGGCGGCCGTAGCGGTTTGGCTGAAGGTCGGCAGTGTCTGTGCCGCGGTCAACCCCGCGCGCGAGACGACCGTAGCAGCCTGACTGAAGGCCGGCAGGGTCTGCGCGGCGGTGATCGCCGCGGGTGCGGCCGCCGCGCTGGCCGTGGCGGTTTGACCAAACGCCGGCAGCGTCTGGGCAGCATTGAGCTTGCCGATCAAGGCGCCCGTGCTCGCGACTGTCGCACCAGCCAGCGTGCTCGCAACTGTTGCGGCGATGTTGAGCTTTGCAGCGCTCGTCACCGTCGCGTCGGCCAGCGTTGCGCTCAGCGTGCCGCTGGCCGATGCTGAGCCGGCAAATGGCGTCTGGTACGTGACAACCAGGGCCGGGCCGTAGCCGTTGCCGGGGGCGCCCTCAACTGCAAAGATTGCGCGGTCGCCGGGCGTGTCGTTCTCAACACGCAGCATCAAGCCGTAGTTGGCGAACGTGCCGTTGATCCAGCCTTCGACCGTCTTGTTCAGGTTCGAGTTGCCGAGCAACCACTCGACTCCGAAGGCCAAGTGCGGGATGTCGGCGACGAACACGGGCTCGGGGTCGATGTCGCCGGAGCCGAGCGCTCCCGGCGTCGTCCAGGCGTTCGTGCCGTCGTAGGTGTCCCAGGTCAGTCCGCCCTGAGTCCAGTTACGCAGCAGACGATAGGCCGACACGCGTTGGGTGCCCGCCGTGTCGTTGGTGTATCCGGTCAGGCGCAGTTCGGTCGTGACAACATCCCGGCCGACAGGCAGGTTGCTGAGGCCGGCGAAACGGAGGAAGTAATTCCCGAAGTAGCCCGCGACTGAGTCGTTCGAGAAGTACAGCTCAAAGTTCGCGCCGAAGTTCGTCGTCGGGCTGCTGCTGAAGGCCGTCGTGTCGATGACGCCGACGAAGCCGCCGATGTAGCCGCCCTGGGTGTTCTCAGAGATGATGGCAGTGGTCGGGCTGACGCTCTGGTGGATCGCTTTCGCGCTCAGGGTGGCATCGGCCAGCGTGGCGGTCACCGTGCCGGAGATCGGCGTCAGCGGGAGCGTTCCGGTCGCCGCTACCGTCGCGCCAGCCAGCGTAGCGGTGACGGTGCCCTTGATGTTGAGCGCGCCGGTCGCCGCTACCGTCGCGCCTGCGAGCGCGACGTTGAGCGTGCCGATGCGGGTTGGTGTCGTTGCGGCTGGCCAGAACTCCGCACCCGCGATCACACTCGCTGCCGAGCCGCGGCTCGACCTGACGATCTCGGTCGTCTGGAGACCGCGGCGCCGGAACGCTTTGCCCACGCGCGCTACCCGTTAACGACTTCGCACACCAGCTCGAAGATGCCTGTCGCCGCGGCGTCCGGCTGCACGAGCGCCATCAGGGCGCTGCTGGTATAGATTTCCGGCATGCCGGTCTTCAGGAAGTCGTGCGTGTCGCCGAAGTTCGCGATGGGCACGCGGCCGCTCCACAAGCGGCGCAGCACCAGCACGTTGAACGTGCCGACCGTCGCGACCGTGCTGGTCACCGACTCGATCTTCTGCACGCCCGTGTCGCCGGCCTGCAGCGGCAGCTGCAGCATGCGGCCGACGATGGGCGCGACGCCGGTGGCGATCACGCCCGTGGTGCGCGCCGCGACGCCGCTCTGGTTCGTGTACGTGACGGCGATGGACTGATTGCCCGTGAACGCCGTGACGGCTTCGATCCAGATTTCCGTGTTCGTGAAGTCAGTGCCGCCGATCACACGCGTGCTGTAGCTCGGCTGCGTGGCGAGCGTGGTCGCGGCGTTGAAGGCGTAAGCCCCGGCTTTGAACAGGCAGTCGAAGAGCGCGATGCGACACGCCACCGTGGATCCAAAAGAGATGCCGGCGATGTAGCCGGTAGCGGCGCCGCCGAAGGCGTTGATGACTGGGAAGCCGGCGTCCGCGTCCGTGGGTACGAGACCGTTGGCCGTGTTCGTGCCGGCGAGCACACCCGCGCCGGGGTTGCCAGCGGCTTGCAGCACCTGCGTGACCGCCAGGGCAACAGCCGTCACGCTCGCGGTCTTGATGATCTGCACGCGTTGGCTGGGCGCCGCGATCAGACCGTCGAGCGTGATGATGGCCATTACGCGTTCCCTTCCGTCAGCGTCAGCGCGGTCACGTTAAAGATCTGAGCGACGGCAAACACGGCGTTGTCGACGATCATGTCGGTGCCGGTCGTGCCGACCGTGCCCTGCCAGTGACACGTGGTGCCGGCCGAGTCGTAGATGCGGAAGTGCGCGGCGGTGCCGGCGGCGTCGGCAGATGGGTCGGTCCAGGTGCCTGCGAGTGTTTTCGTACCGCCCGAGGCTGCAGCCAGCCAGTCCGACGGCAGGGTCAGCGTGGCGAGCACGGTGCCTGTATCGGCCGCGGCGCAGTTGGCCGGCGCGGCGCCGGTGCGGATGCGCATGATCGGCGTGACGCCAACGGCCGACTCGGTGGCGTCGAGGCGGGCGTTTCGGACAGCGACGGAGAACTGCAGCGCCATATCAGGCTCCCGGTGCGGTCTTGCTGAAGGCCGTGACCTGCACGGTCTGCGACAGGGCGATCACCGCGTTGTCGATGATCATGTCGGTGCCCGTCGTGCCCACGGTGCCCTGCTCGTGGCACGTGGTGCCAGCGCTGTCGACGAAGCGGTAGTAGCCCGCTGTGCCGGCCGCAAGCCCGGTCGAGCTGAGCGGCAGAGAACTCAGCGCCTTTGCTCCTGCGGACGCGGCTGCGGCCCAGTCGGCGGCCAAGGTGTACTCGACCAGCAGCGTGCCGGTCTGCGCCGTGGCGCAGTTGGCCGGCGGCGCACCGCTCAGGATGCGGAGCTTGGCCGAGGCGCCCATGGTGGTCTCGATGGAATCGAGCATGCCGTTGCGGACGGCGGCCGAGAATTGGACAGTCATTTAGTTCTTCCTTCGACCTAAGTTAGAGCCCGCCGTACGCGGTAACGCCGCGAGCGCGACGCGCACGTTCCTGTTCGAGCTTGGCTCTGTCGCAGTACGCTACGAACCGTGCCGCGAAGTCGTCGGACTTGCGACGGTCGAAGGTCTCGGCGTCTTGCTTGTCGTAGGCGCGGTGCTTCATCCACAGCAGCAGGCCGAGGTGATGCATCGCGTCGATCTCGAAGGCCTGCTCGCCCGCATCCGTGATCGGCAGCAGCGGCAGGCGGCAGACCGACAGGTTCAGCGTCACGGTCTCGTTGGGCATCGGGTGGATGCGCACGGCGTGGGGCTCGAGCCCCAGCACCACGTGCTTGACCAGGCCGAGCTGCGTGGCCAGAAAGTACAGCCCGCGCCTGTCGGCCTGCTCAGCGGTGAGCAGCTCGACTTCGCGGCCAGTGTCGGCGCGCGTGGCCTTGCGGATGTTCAGGATCGACGCATGAGTCGTGTACCAGTCGGTGCCGGGCACGATGGCGAGCTGAGTCACCACCGCGGTGCGCGCGTCGATGATGCCGTTCGTCTTGCGGCAGAACTGTTGCTGCGCGTCGTCCTGGAAGCCGAAGACTTCCTCGTCGCTCCACAGGAACGGCGCTACGGTGTCGCTCATCTCGCTGCGGAAGACGGCGAGCAATTCGCTGGAGTTCATGGTGGGGCCACCCCGCCGGAGTTTGCGATGCGAGGCCCCGTGGCGGTTTGGGAAACGAGGTCGATGATCCCCGCACGAGAGCCCTCAGCCGCCAGAGGAACACCGCTCTCGATCTGGTCGGGCTGCAGGCACGAAGCTCGCACGTACCCCTGCAAGCCAATCACTTGGTTGGCGAGGCGTCCTGCATCTCCCGCCACGCTTTCATATCGCTCTGCGCACGCGCCGAGTAGTTGACGATCGTCGGGGCGAGCATCAATGACGGGTCCGGCTTGGGGTTGCGTGCGGGGGGCTGGGGCACGAGGACTTTGCAGTCGTGTGCGCAGCCGATCAAGCTCGCTGCGAGCGTCAAGCTCAGCAGCATGTTGAGCTTCTGTGCGGGCAATGTCTTCAACATGGGACTTCTCCGTGGCGGCAATTTTCTTGGCGAACTCGGCGTCGGCCAGCTTCTTCGCTTCGGCCATGCCCTCGTCGTAGCCGCGTTGCAGCTCGGCTGTGGCCTTGGCCGCGCCGATGTCGCGCTCGTGCTTGACGAACGCAGCAAACGCTCCGAGCGCGCCGGCAACGACGAGCGCGTAGATCAAGGGCTTGACCCACCAGAGCGTGAGGTTCACGAGAAAGCCTCCAGCGCCATGGCGGTGCGCCGCTTGCGGTCGTCGATGCCCAGCAGCTTCGAGTTGATGGCCCGCGTGACCGACTCGACGCTGCCGGTGTCGGCCAGCGAGTTGATGTGCTTGTCTTTCCAGTACCAGCCGGCCGTGATGCAGGCGTCACCGGGCAGCGCCACCAGCTCGGGCTGCTCGGCGTACGGCAGGCCGCAGTCGGTGCCGCAGCGTGCGTAGTTGTCGCGGAACGTGAGCTGAATCAGGCCGCGGCCGCGGTACTTCCAACCGTCGCCGCTCATGGTGTCGCCGTTGCCGAAGCGGTTTGCGTAGACCGTGTTGGCCAGGGCTTGCGGCTTGCCGACCAGGCTCTGCGCCATGGCCAGGTTGATCACGCGCGTAGGCCAGTTGGCGCGGATGCCTTCAGGCCGGCTGTACCAGAGCGACTCTTCCAGGCGCGCGAAACCGCCCGACTCGTGGCCGCACTGCCCAACGAAGTGGGCGACCCGCAGCGGCGTGTTGATCTCGTAGAGGGCACACACCTTCGCCAGCGGCTCTGCGAAGAGCCGGGCTTGCGTCGGATTGATTCCCGCCGCGATCAAAGTGGCGACGGTGATCATGTCGCTTACTCTTTCGGACCTTGGGGCAAGCCGCGGGCGACCATGAAGGTCAGGAAGCCGATGGCCGGGCCGGCGATCTTGAGCAGCGGGTAGGCTTCGAGCACGGCCTGCTGGTCGGCGATCGGCAGCTGCAGCCAGTACGCGGCCGCGCCGGACGCGAAGAACACCACGTAGGTGCTGTAGCGCGTGAAGAGCATCTTGAGGGTGGCGTTCATTTTGTGGTCCGTTGTTCGATCAGTCGGTCGCCGATGCGCTCGACCCGCAGGTCGATCTTGTTCAGCAGCGAGTTGATGCCGCTGATGTGGTCACGCAGCACCGAGTCCTGCTGCGCGTCGCGCTCGACCTGAACCTTGCGAGCGTCTTCGAGCGAAGCCACCCGCTTGTCCATGGCGTTCCAGGCCGTGAGGCCTGCACCCAGACAGGCGATCAGCGTGATGATGTGGCCAAGGTTGACGGTGCCGTCAAACTTCACGCCGTGGCGGAAACGAACTTCTTCCAACGTGCCGGGGCGTGTCTCCACGGGATTCACTCGGCTTCGGTCTGAGCCAGCGCCCAGGCCGCGTCGCGCTCTTTGGCGTCGACCGGGAAGCCGGCCATGGCCGACAGCGCGGCTGCGTGCGGCGCGCCGGCGGCGGTGAAGTCTTCGCGTGCGCCGCGCAGCACCATCGCCTTGATGGCGGCCACGATGGCTTCCGTACGGGCGACGCCTTGAGGCGTGGTGTCGGTGATCTCGGGCTCGGGCAGATCGTCTTCCGGCACGCCGCCGGCGGCCATGACTTCCTCGTAGCACATCTCGGGCACGTGGGTGGCGACGCCCTTCTCGAACTCGATGGCTCGGCCGAACTTGGACACGACCGTGCGGTCACGACTCATGGTGAATTTCATGTGTTCTCCGAAAGATGAAGGAACGGGGCCGAAGCCCCGTTTTCAGGTCAGGCTCAGACCGCGGCCTGGACTTCGCTGACGCGACCACCGATGGTGTAGAGCACCCGCACGGTGACTTTGCCGGCCGTCGCAGCCGCCACGGTGTTGGCCACCGTGATGCGGATGTTCTTGCCCGAGGTCGAGCCGGCGCGGAAGCCGGTCGGGACCAGCGCGGTGCGGCCAGCGGCCAGCATCGACGTGGCGCCGAGGTAGCGCGTGGCGTTGGCTGCGTCGCCGACCGAGATGGTCGAAGCGGTCGGGCCGACCACGGCGGTCTCGACGGCCACATCACCGCCGACGACCACGGCACCGACCGGCAAGCCGGCGATCTCGAAGACGTTGGTGGCGACGCCGCCGATGGCGACACCGGTTGCGTTGTAGGCCGGCGCGGCGCCGGCGATCACGTTACCGACGGTCGTCGGCATCGTGTCTGCGACCGCCGTGCTCACGTCGAACGTGAACTCGGCCATGAGCGGCCACTGGGCGCCGCGAGTTGCTTTGAGAGCGGACATGTTCAGGGCTCCTTAGTTGGCCACGTACGTCGAGACCACGCCGAAGTCTTCGGCCGTGTTCGCTTCGTAGATCGAGTTGAAGACCGGCTTCTTGAAACCGAGGATCTTGCCGATGGCGATGCCCTGCGAGTTGCCGAAGTCGAAGTCCTTCTCGTTCCACTCGGGCGACTTGATGTCGGCCATGCCGAGCGCTTGGGCGCCGCAGAACAGAACCTGCGAACCTTCCACCGTGCCGCCGGCGCCGTACTTCGAGCCCGACGAGGCGCCCGAGGTGTTCGGCACGTGGCGGAACTCGTGCAGGTAGATGCCGTCGATCTTGACGCTGGAGCCGGTGAACAGGTTGTTGTTCTTGTCGGCCTGGCCGCTGTGGCGCAGGTTCAACATGTAGTTGTTGTCCATCTTCAGCTTGGCCATCGCGGTCGGGGTCAGGAACGCGTGGTAGGTCTCTTCGCCGCCGGCTTCCTTGATGCCGCGGATGTAGCGGTCTTTGGCGTAGGCCTTGAGCTGCACGAACATTTCCCAGGTCGGCAGGTCGGTCGCGGCCACGGCGCTCGAAGCCGCACTGGCGATCAGCGTCTTGGTGGCCGAGGTGCCGTCCCAACGCAGCCGGCGCTTGGCCGACGGGGCGGTCACGTCCTGAGCGAACTCCAGGTACTGCAGGTCGGAGCCGACGCGCAGCGAGCCGTTCGGCTTCAGCGAGTAGCTGATGCCGGCCAAGGTCAGGAACGCCATCTGGTCGATGCGGTCCGACAGCCAGTAGGCGAGCAAGTCACGGCTGTTGCCGCGGAACTCGACGATCGACTTTTGGTCGGCCATGCGGCCTTCGTGGCGGTTCGCGTGACGCAGCTGGTCGATGCGGATCACCTGGTCGAAGGTTTGCATGCCTTCTTCGTTGTTCTCCAGCGTGCGGTCACCCGCGACGCCGTCACCGGTCAGGTCGGCCAGCAGCGTGATGACTGCGCGTGCGCCCTTTTCCGACTGCTTGAGTTCGGTGATGTGCTGGATCAGCGAGTTCGGGCCGGTGCCCAGGAACTTGTTGACGAACGACATGTTGCGTGCGTTCTTCCACAGGTCCATCGCCCAGATGGTCTTTTGCTCGTTCGTGAGCAAGCCGAAGTTCGTGAGAGACATGGCGTCCCTTTCATACGGTCGAAGTTAGATCGAAGTTCGATTAAGAACCAAGTGCTTCGCCGAATGTCGCTTCGTGCCTGCGGGTGGGTCTGCTGTCGTTGAGACCCGATCTACGTTGGATCGAACTGTACTCGAAAAAAGAGCCGCGTGTGCGGCTCTTCTTAGAAAGTTGAAACTTTCTAGTCGACGACCGTCCAGTCGTCGGCGAGCACGTCGGTCTGGCTGGCCAGCCAGGGCACTTGCTGCCCGTCTGCCGTCTTCATGTAGATGTACGGCAGGGTCATCTTGCTGTTGGCGTCGGGCACCTGCAGCTTGAGCCACATGCCCTTCCCGTTCCAGCCGCTGCGGGCGACTTTCTCGCCTGCCTTGAGCAGCGCGATGGCGTGTCCAAAGTTCAGAATCATCTCGTTCTCCAGTGGTTTCAGGAATTCGCCGCCCAGTAGGCGACGCGGTGTTTCGTGCCTGCCGCTACGGCCAGGTCACGGGTGTCGTACAGGTGCACGGCGGTCTGCGTCTGCGGGTCGCCGCCCCCGTCGGGGAACAGCACCGCGTTGACCACGACCGGGCCATCGACGGTGTCGGCGTCACGGTCGCCCATCAGGCGCGTGATCAGCGCCGGGTGCTCGGTCGTGCCGTTGTAGATCGGCCCCATCACGACGATGGGGAAGCTGATGCGGGCCTTCATACCAGGTCTCCGCGCATGACGGCCAGCGAGGCTTCGTTCAGCTCGCTGAAGGCCTTGTGGCTCATCTTCATGGCGTCTTTGGCCGTGATGGCACCGCCGCCCGACTTGTCGCTGTCCATGCCGGTCTTGGCCACGTTCGCGGGTGTCTTGCCGATGGTCTCGGCGGTCTTCGCCACCGCGGCCGCTTTGCGGGCAGCTTCGACGGCCTTGGGGTCAACTCGAGCCTCGGTTTCGAGGGCCTTCTCCTGCGCCTTCGTCTCCGGCGGCATCACGTAGCCGACGGCCTTCTGCAGCGCGGCGCTCGGGGTGTAGCCCTTGAGCTGGTACGCCTCTTTCAGCTCCAGCACTTCGGCGACCTTTTCCTTGTCGAAGTCGACGTGGCCGGGCTGCAGCGCAGGGTACTGGGCTTCCAGGCGATCGACCGTGGTGTCGAAGCGCACGGTCTCGACGGCGCGCGCTTCCGCGGCCGCTTCGCGCATCTGCGCGTTCTTCTCGTTGATGCCGCGCTCGGTGCGGCGGATCGTGGCCATCGTGGCAGCGGCCTTGGCGGCTTCGCCGTCGGTGATCTGCTTGGCGTACTGCTCTTCGAGCGTGAGCAGGGTCTTCTCGGCCTCGGTGATCTCGGCGTTCACCTCGGTGATCTGCTTGCCCTGCTTGTACTGGGCCAGCTCGGTTTCGACAGCCGTGCGGCGCTCGCGCTCGCGGTCGAGCATCTCCTTGTGGCGCGCCAGCGGGATCGGGCCGTCCTTCTTGCTCTTGGCGGCTTCAGCTGCAGCTGCGGCCGTGGCATCTTCGTCCACGACCACGTCGGCCTTGAGGCCCTTCTTCTCGACATCCGGCAGGTCTTCGATCTTGGCGGTCTCGACCTTCTCCACCGGGTCGAGGCGCTTTTCCACCACGCTCTCGTCGTCGGTCGGCGTCCAGTTGTCGCCGCGGTCTTCGCTGCCGCCGCCGCCGCCCGTACCGTCATCTGCGGGCTTCATGTATCGGTGATTCTTGCGGAAGAACATCGTCTATCTCCTTGGGGTTGGTCTAGCGGTGGGCACACAAAACAAAGGTCGGCAAGCTGCGTCTTCCATGTTCTTTACAGCACAGCCAGCGCGGCGCGCAGGGCTTGGGCGAACTTGGAGGCGAGCAGATCGGCGCCGAGTTCGTAGTCGGGCAAGAACACACGCGAACCGGCAACCAAAGTTCCTGCCGGGTAGCCGTTGACACCCGTTAGGTTGTTGGTCGTTGCAGGCCGCGCCGTGTAGGTGCATCGCACGTCGGCGGCGTAGTCGATCTTTTCGCCGGGCGGCTGAATGCTGAGCGGGACCGTCGTGTCGGGTGCCACAGGGTTCGGGAACCCCACCGCACTCGTCAGAGGGATCGTGTCGTTCGTGCCCGTCATGGTGGTGTTGATGGCGACGGTGGCAACAACGTACCCGCTTGGGTGCGCGCCGCTGTAGTGGTAGCGCCGAGCATTCGTCCCGACCGGGCCAAGCGAGCCATCGGCGGCCCCCGCGCTTCCGCCTGCGGTGCTTTGCCCGGTGATCCACTGGCCTGTGCCGGTCGATCCGCTGAACGTGCTTCCGTCGCCGCGCTTGCCGCGCCATGTCGAGTCGTAGGTGTTGACCTCGATCCACGGGCCGGAGATGCCGTCCATGACACCGGACAGGGCGGCCCGGAGGGCTGGGTACTTGCTGCCGGTGCCTCCGTCTGTCAGCGTTCCATCGTCGCCAACGAACGGCTGACAGACTGCCAGCACAGCGCCTGGGGCACCGGCCCGCAAGCGCGACCAGACCGCTTGCATTGCGCTGACCGTCGGCCACCCGGCGCCGCCCGACGGGACAGCCTCGTTGATGCCCTGCATGCCGACAATCAGGTCAGGGGCCGATGCGAGCAGATCATCCGTTCGCGTGGTGCTGACGTTCTCGGCGGCGCCGGTTGTGTAGGTGCCCGCGTTGCCTGACATGCTGGTCAAGCTCGATGCCACGTTCGGCTGTCCGTAGCCTGTTCCGCCGTCACCCTGCGCGACCATCGCGTAGCAACCGACCAAACGCAGCGCCAACGCGGCAACACTCGTGTTCGGGTTCCGGTTGGACAGGTAGCCGGAGATCGAGTCTCCGAACTGTGCGCCGATGAACTGCGTCTTCTTCAGGTCAACCGGGACGCATACCGCAGTCGATGGCAGCGCAAGCCCACAGAAGGCTGCGCTCAGGCGCACGACGAAGTGCCGTGACACGGATGTCGGGAACACGAAATACAGCACGCCTCCGAGCGGATCTGTTGCTGGCGCAGGCGGAAGCGGCGTTGCCTCACGAAGCCCGCTGCCCTCGTCCACCAGCATGTGAACGGTCACGCCGGCCGCGCCGTACCCGCCGCAGATACCGATGACTGTCGAGTCCGTGCGGAAGCTGATCGTTGCCCCACCCGCCCCTCCAGAACGGCCGGAATACTTGAGCGATGCGCCACCGATGGTTCCGGTGACGCCAGCGACGATTCCCCACAGCGCCGCATCGAGCCCCCATGCGACCGAGCTGAACGGCGTTGCGCTGATTCCTGTCGAGCCAGCGAAGCCGTAGATCACCATGCCCGCAACGTTGCCGGGGTTGGCGGCTCCGCGAAGCAAAACCCCACCAACCAGCGTGCCCGCAGCGGCACCCTGCGCTCCCCGAACCACGACGGGCGGGGATGCCAACGCCGGCCAGCTTTGCGCCGCGACACTGGCGGCCTGTTTGACCTTGCGCGTCGGGTTGCGCGCGGAGAACGGCGCAGCCCCGATGAGAGCGGGGTTCAAGCCGTGCCCCAGTGAGCGCGCTGGTTTGCTGCCAGCGTGTCTCTGTTGCCGTTCGTGAGTGCATCGGCGAACCAGATCATTTCCGCGAAGCGGCCATCCCACTGTGCGTTCGCGCTGCCGCCGTTGTCTTGGAACAGGGAGACAGTAGCCGGGGTGGTCACTCCAGCGTACTGGTTGCCGACGCCAGTTGTGATTGCCGCGAGTGCGGCACCGTCGACACGAGCATTCTGGTTCGCGCCGTTACGGATACGGTCTACCTGACGAAGAACCGTCAGGCTTGAGAATGCGGCCGACGCGTAGTTCGGCTCGACGTTCGTGAAGGCCGCGTTAAGCGTGAAGTTTCCTGCGATGCCGAGGATTCGCATGGTGCCGGCTGCCGTGTTGAGCAGGCTTCGACCCTGACCCGATCCGCCCGCTCCATCAACGACGCAGAAGACACCCGCGAAGCTTGACCCACTTGCGGCAGAGATAAGCCCGCCCTCCGGTGGCATTGATGCCGTGAACAAGGAATTGCTGGGCATCACCGAGTAGCGAGTGAATGCCCCGACTGTGATGGCCGTCAGCAGAGGCCTTGATGTGCCGCCAATGAAGGTGAAGTCGCGGGCGAAGCCGGATTGGTCGTACAGGCGGTCGAGATAGACCGAGCCGCCCGGCAGGCCCGTGATAGTGCCGTCCGGGCCTGCGGAAATGTCCGTTGTCGTGCCGCCCGTCGCTGACGTGCTGACACGAATGATCGGGCCGACGTACCCGGTGCGAAGCCGGCGATTGACGGAAAGCGCGAAGGATGAGGTTTGACCGAAGCCGTCCAGAATGCCGATGAACGACTGCACCGCAACACTCATGTTGCTCCAGGCGAACAGGAGATTGCCGGCCACGTCCACCATTCGCTGCGCGAGCAAGCCCCGAGTCGGGTCGTAGCTGACAGAGGTTACGTCCCCAGGCGTCGCGGCCCGATTGGTCACAAGGCGAACGGTGGTGCTGTTGGGCAACGAGACACCAGTGACGGTATCCACCTGTGCGCCGCCGTTGGCCGTCACAAGGGCGAACTTGGAAGCCTCAGGTACGGCGCCAGTGTTGATGGCGGCGGTCAGGGTGATGTCGAGCTGGCTCGGTGCAACCGTGCCCGACTTCACTGCGGCAGAAGGCACCGGCACCGTGATGGGGGCGTTGGAGTTTTGCGTGATGGCGTAGTACGTCGTCCAGCCATCGAACCAGAAGACGATTGTGTTGATCGCCCCGGCTGTTGCGTTCCAGCCTGCGCTGCCGCCCCACTCCGTCATGCCGGTAAACGTCGGGGTGATGACGCCGTTCGCTGCGAGCTTGACGGTGCATTGGCCCCCGATTACAGGCGTGCCAGAGACAGAGAACGCCGTCGCAGAAACGATGTCCTGCGGCGTGGGCGTCATGTACTTGTTGCCGTCCAGAGGTATGGCGGCGCTGAACGCAACCGCAACGCCGGCGCCACCCCCGCCTGGAGAGAACCCGTCAAAGTAGACCTTTTCGGCTCCGTTCGACAGCCCGATCACTCGACCCGTGCCGGCTTCTCGGATGAAATCTGCTGTGCTGCACTCGCCTGCCATGATGTTTGTCCTTTAGGGTTGAGCGAAGGAAACTTTGCCGGCGGCGGCTGTCTTGGCGGCCATCGCGCGATCCGTGACCGCCTTGTCGGCGGCGGCCTTCGCGGCCTGCTGCTGCTTGACCTCTTGGTCCTGCGCCTTCAGGCGCAAGCCAGCAACGTCGAGCTGCTTCTTGTGGTCGAACTCACGTTCTTTCAGGTCCATGCCGTGCTGGGCCTCAGCGACCTTGACGGCGCTGTCGGCGCCGTCGTCAGCCGGCTCGCCCTGCAGCTCGGTCTGCGTCTTGGCGAGGGTTTCTTGCGTCTTGGCCTGCTTGAGCCCGGCGTCGGCGTGCTTGACCATGCCCTCGCCCTGCACCTTGACGACTTCGGCGTCGAGCAACGCCTGCTGGCTGGCGGCTTGCGCCTGAGCGGCTTCGCTGCTTGCTTCGGCGGTCATCTGCTCGAGAATTTCGGCCTTGTCGAGCAGGCGGCTGTTCTTGATGAGCACGCTGTCAGGGATCTTGACGCCGAGTTCGCGCAGCGCGACCGCCTGGTCGAACTGACTGTCTTCGAGCGTCTCTTTGTGCGGCACCGACGTGATGACGACACCGAACTCGCCGAGCATGAGGTCGTTGATGACTTCGCCGGTGTCGGGATCGACCTGGTTGATGGCCACGTCTTCCGTCTCGCCGGTCATGGAGTCCTTCAGCACCGTCAGGATGCGCGCTTCGGTGTAGTGCTCTTGCACCAGGTCGAGCGTGTTGCGGGCGATGAAGAAGTCGGTGCGCACGAGGTTGTCGAGCGGCTTGACGAGGTTCGTCGAACCTGACTTCTTCTTTTCCTGGATCGCTTTGGCCGCCACGTCTTCGCGGTCGAAGCCCTGCATGGAGTCGGAGACGCCGGAGATGCTCTTGATCGACTCTTCGGCCTTGAAGCTCATGCGGTCGAGGCCTTGCGGCGTCGCGTTCGGCGTGAGCTTCTCGATGCCTTCGAGTTCAGACACTTCGAGCACGATGCCGGTCTCGGAGCCGCGCTGTTCCAGCTCTTCGATCGTCATGTTCGTGAGCACGCCGGCCTTGACCTTCCAGCCGGAGTTCGCGGTCGTGTTGAGCACGTGCAGCTCTTGGCTGGTGACCTTGTTCAGCAGCTCCTGCGGGCCGGTGAGGTTCTCAACCAGGCCGATGGTCGTACCGCGGCGGAAGTGCGGGAAGTACGGCACCGGCGTGAAGTGCTTGTACGGGCTCCACTCGTCGTGCAGCACCACGTCGTCGGCGATCACGGTCCACTTGATGCGGCGGACGAGCTTCTTGACGACCTTGAAGCCGAACTTGTCGACGAAGAACGCGATGCGGTTGCGGTCGAAGTCCTTCGGGATCGGGCGCATGTCGCCGGTCTCGGTCTCGACGAAGTGCTTCTGCACGTCGAGTTCGCGGTACTGGCGCTCGATCAGCCGGATGCTGCGCTGGACGTTGCTCTGATCCCAGCCGTTCGCGCCCCAGCCGTTGTTCATGCGGGTGCCGAAGCGGTCGCGGTTCGCCTCGATGGAGTCGTAGCCGTACATGAAGGCGCTGGACCCGCGGTTGCGCAGGTAGTCGGCGTCTTCCTTGTTGTAGAGGATCGCGATGTCGTCGGCGGTGACCCACTTCGTCACGAAGACCTCGGACCACGTGTCGGGGTCGTACTGGTCGCCGTCGGGGTCAGGGATGACGTTCTTCGGGTTCAGCAGCTCGTAGCGCACCTCGCCCTGCATCTGGTCGTTGTAGTCGAGTCGGATGTCGAGGTAGCCGCGCGAGCCGATGATGCCGTCGGCGAACATGTCGCTGCGCTTCCAGTCGAGCTGGTTCGCGTCGGCGATCTGCTTGAACACCTTGTTGAGCACGTCGGCGGTGCCGGCCTTCGAGCCGTTGCGTGGCCGGAACGCGATCTCGCTGCGGTTGGCGATCTGCTCGCCGAGCACGTTGCCCACGGTGCCGAGGATCTTGTTGATCGTCAGCGCCGGGCGGCGGATCAGCGCGAGCTTGGCCTTGTCGACGATGTCCCACTGGTCGCCCGCGAAGTGGCGCTCGCAGAGGTCGGCCTTGAGCACGTAACGGCTGTGGCCGTTGTCGCGCGCCCAGCTGTAGCGATTCCAGACCTTTGTGGCGACGGCGGTGTTAACGGGCATGGTGCGGCCTCACTTCAGGAACTTGAGCTTGTAGAACGTGCGGTCGATCGTCGAGAGAATCTCGTCGATCAGGTTCGCCAGCTCTGTGTCATCACCCGCGCACTCGGCGCGGTGGGCAACGACCCACTTGTGCAGCTCCGGGAGGCATTCGAGGGGGCTGCACCCCGCCTCGGGTTTGATGGATGGGTAGGAAGCGATGTGGCCGTTCACGCCCTGGTAGCACTCGATGAAAGCGTCGGCCTTGGCCGCGATCTCGTCGTAGAACTCACCGAGCGCGACGTGCTGCGCGTAGCTGCGCGTCGCGAGGTGGGCGAAGTGCGTCGTGGTCCGTGCGTCGAAGCAGCGGGCCACGAGTTCAGCGGCGAGTTTTGCGGTCATGGCGTGCTTTCAAGATCAAACCGTCTCGTAGGCGTCAAGGAAGCCAGTCCAGAAGGCGGCGGCGGGCGGCGTCACAAGTCCTTCGTCGATCTGAACCGACGAGATGCCGCACTTGGCGGCCAGCACGATCGCAAAGGTGTCGAAGAGGGAGCCGCCCAGCGACTGCGAACGGACGCCGACGCTGACGCCGTTAATGAAGACTTCGTACTGCGTGGCGGAAAACTCAAAGCGCAAGTCGAACGGATCACCCGTGACCGGGTACAAGACTTCGGAGTAGGCCGGGAAGTCGACTTCGGCCCAGATGTTGCGGCCGATGGGTCGGCTGGTGTAAGTGGGGTTGTCCTTGGACTTGACGTTTACGTAGCCACCGTGGAAGAACTGCCCAGTGTTTGATGCGGTGACCTGCATCTCAGCTACGAAGCCGCCGTTACACACTGTGCCGGTCGAGCTGGCAATCGCGCCCCCCGCGTCACGCTGAGAGACGCCAGTTATCGAGATCGACCCAAACGCCATCGGCGGGACAGTGACCTGGAAGGTGCAAACGGTGTTGGTGGCGTCGTTGTTGTAAACGAACCCTGTGCCGCTGAGCGACAAGCCTGCACAGCTGCCCAACGCCGTGGGGCCGGTAACCGGCGCGACGGCCGGGCTGAACACCGCGAGGCCGGCGTTGACGGCGCTGGCCCCCGAAAACAACTCCTGGTAGACGATCGTCATGTCAGGCCGCCATGTGGCTCGCGCCGTTGCTACCGACTTTGATCTGGTCTTTCCACGATTTCATCTTCGGCGGTTCCTGTTTGCGTGGCGGCTCTTTGCCGAGCGCCAGGTGTGCGGCCCATGCCAGGCTGTCGACGCAGTCGTCGTGCAGACCTGCCGGGAAGCGGAGCATTTCTGCCCGCACCACGTCGTACCAATCACCCGTGTCGTTGAAACTCACCATGCCCTGCTGCATGCGGCCCTGAAGTGGCCGTGCCCGCACCAGCTTGTCGGTCAGAGGTTTGAGCGTCGTGACCGACGGGTAGAACTTCTTTTCACGCATGCGCTTCTTGAGAAGCACCTCCAGCGTGCGGAAGATCTGACCGTCTTCAAACCCCAGCTGCATCCCAGCGTTTGCCCACCTCTGACTTAGACCTAAGATAGATTCTACGATGAATGAGGCATCGTTAGATTTGAAGCGCACGACTTCGGCCACATGGAGCGTGTCGTTCTGGTCCTGCAGCACCACGGTGCCGACGGTGTAGTCGTTCTGCTGCTTGATGCTGATCGCGAAGTCCCACGCGATGTAGACGTGGGCGTTTCGGAGCGGCGGGAGCCCGCCGCGACGGAATTGGTCCTTCGTGAAGTAGTCGCCGTCGTCAGGCACCGGGTTCTGCTGGTACAGGGCGCTCCAGAAGCGCGGCGGCAGCGTCTTCTTGATCCGATTCAGCTTGAGGGAGTCGTAGCGCTCTTCGTGGAGCGGCGCGCCCTTCGCGCGCAGGAACTGCAGGTGCTGGAGGTGCGGCTGCGTAGCGATGAACACGTCGCGCTGCATGTCAGTCCAGCCGAGCTGCATGCCGGCATCGAGTCGGACGATCTCGTCGGTGCTCGGGTCGACCCATTCGTCGTGCTCGGCGATCGCCGGGTACTTCACGATCTCGAACTGGTCCGACTCGGGGTCTTCCTTCATCGCTTCCTGCAGCCGGCCGGCCAGGTCGTCGTCGTTCCACCACGTTTCGATGACCAGCACGCCGCCGCCGGGCGCGAGACGCGTGTAGGCGGTCGAGCCGTACCAGTTCCAGAGCTTTTCGCGCACGTCGGCGCTGTCCGCTTCCTCTGCGTTCTTGATCGGGTCGTCGATCAGCAAGATGTTGCAGCCCTTGCCCGTGATACCGCCGCCGACACCCGCTGCGACGTAGCCGCCGCGCGAGTTTTCGATGCCCCATTCCTCGCTGGACTGGTGATTCGGGTTCAGGCGCGTGCCGAAGACCGACTGGTAGTTCGGATCTTCGAGAACTTCCTTGACCTTGCGCGAGAACGTCATCGCCAAGCTCACGTTGTACGAGCAGGCGATGATTTCGTGGTCGCTGTGGCGCCCGAGGTGCCACGCGGGGAACATCCGGCTGGCCAGCTCGGACTTTCCGTGCCGCGGCGGCATCAGGATCATGAGCCGGGGGCTCAAGCCCTTCGCTACGTCGTCGCTGAAGCGCTCCAGGCGGCGCGCGATGTCGTTGTGGACCCAGCCAGCGTGGTACCGGGGGTTAATCCGCTGCGTGAAAGGGATCAAACGCCGCTTGCAGATCACGCGCTGCGCCAGCTCGCGCTGCATGGCGAGTTTCGGCGACACGGCGGACGGCGGCGTGGTAGCGGAGGGCGTTGTCGAATCGGGGGTCGGTGCCGTCGTAGGCCCTGACCCACGCGCGGATGTCTGCTTCGGGCGTGCCTTCGCGGCGCCACTCGGCGATGCGGGCGTTGCGCCAGCAGTTTTTCGGGCGGTCGAGGATTTTGTCGGCAAGGCACTCGTACTCGAGCCCGTCGCTGCCGGTGAACGGGGCTTGCGGGTCGAAGTGGCCATCAGGCGAGCACGATGCTGCTGAAGGGCTGGAGCTTGGGCTCGACATAGTGTTCAACTCCGTTCTTGTCTTTGAACCAATTTGGGCGACCGGCGACCGGCGTCATGCCGGGCTTCGGCAGCGGCCGGTTGATGGGCACGCCAAAGGGAAACGGTTCAACGGGGTCGATGGGGTTCATTGGAAGTACAACTTCGCAGCGATGTAGACGAGCGCGCCGATGAAGGCCCAGTCGAACAGGGTGAAGTTCTTCACAGGTCACCCACCAGCGTGTCGGGCAGCTCGATGTCGATCTGGCGCATCAGCGAGTGCCGCCAAGCGATCACGATTGCCATGCCCATACCGTGCGCAACCGCTGAGCGCCCTGCTTCGATGTACTTCAGCCGACGCGACATGAGGTCGGTCAGCATGAGCACCGCCTGTGGTGACAAGTCAGTGCTCGCCAGGTCGATGTCGTTGAGATTTGCCACGATCACAACGCGGCTGAAAGGTAGACGATGAGCGCGCCGGCGAACGTAGCCACGGCGTCGAGCGGATCGACGCTGTGCGTCGGCGTGAGGCCCGCTTCGAGGGCCTCAGCTTCACGGTCGCCGTCCCAGAGTTCCTTCAGCACCCCGACGGCCAGGGCCGCCAGCAGCGCAGCTTCACGGTAGCCGTGCACGCTGATGGCTTGCCCGAGCCCGGCCACCACGAGGTAGACGAGCGCGCCGTAAATGACGTGGTTGGCCTTGTCTTGTGGGATCAACAGGTCTGAGAGTTTCATTCGTCGTTCTCCAGTTGAAGGGCATCACCCTTGGTGATGAAGTCCAGGATTTCGGCGTCACTCATGCGGTTCAGGCGGTCGTTGATGACGTTGCCGTTCACGGTGATGTCGAGCTTCCGGGTGACGGGCTCGTAGTAGCCGCACATCTTTCCGATCTCGCGCGCTGCGCTGACCATCGAGGCGGGCTCGGAGACCATCTTTGCGGCCTCGTAGCTTTCCAGCAGCATGTCCATGACCTTCTTGCGGGTCATCTGCGCGGCTTCCTCGTACTTGAGCTTCTCGTCGTTGTAGATCGCCAGGATGTTGGGCTGGCGGACCAGGCGGTAGCCGTAGGTCGCGCAGCCCTCGTAGCCGGCACGCGCTGCGGCCGTGACGATGGACTCGCCTTGCGCCCAGAGCTTCGCGAAGAGCTTCTGCTTCTCGGTGGGCGGCTTGTTTGGGTCAATCGCTTCTGCGTTGCCTTCGAGCGAAGTGTCTCGGCCGATGGCGCGGACTTCGCTGACTTGCAGCGGACGGATCGGGTCAGCCGCCTTGCGCTTGCGGGGGTTTTCAGTCAGGACGATTGGCTTGGCGGCGCGTGGCATGCGCGCAAGTCTAACTTAGATCGAAGTTTTGGCCGTGACGGAGCGGGGGAACGGGGTGACGGAGTAGCTGGGTGATTTCGCCGCGGAAATTTTTCTTGAAATTTTTAGGAATACGTCGGCGTGAGTCTCTTCCCCCCGGTCTCCCGATCCGACCCCCCGGTTCGGATTCGGATCTCGCACCGGAGGGAAAGGAGTCTCTTGCCCCAGGGCAGGAGCGTTCGTTCCGAACGCTCCGTCTCTCCGCGGTTGTGTTCTTCGTCTCTCAACCCTTTAGGAGTTCACCATCATGAACGCAGCTTCGATCAAGGCTTCCCTCGTCGACGAGTCCACACAGCGCCAGGTGTGCGGCTTCATCGGTGCTTTCGTCACCACCTTCGTGGCCATGTCACTCAGCTACGCAGTGCTCAGCCTCCTGCTCTGGAGCTGGCTCGCGTGGCTCATCAGCGCCATCGGCGCCATGGTGCTCGGCCACCACGCTGGCACGTTCATGGCCACCAGTGGCTACGACCACGCCGTCAACGGCTGCGCGTCCGTGCTCACGTTCTTCCGTGCGGTGAAGGCCAAGGCCGCTCCCGCGCGCTGAACCATGTTCGCCCTGCTCACCCTCGCATGCGCCCTTGTGGGCGCATGGCTCGGCCACCGCATCTGCGTGTGGCTCGGTATCTAAGCCTTCTCTCACACCAATCTAAGGAGCCCACCATGGCCGCACTCACCAAAGCCCAGCTCGTCGCCCAACTCGAAGCCTCGCACGTGTCGTACGAGAAGCTTGTCGCTGAACGCGACTCGCTTCGCGGCGAACTCGCGCTTGCGCAGCACACCATCGCGGCTCACGCCGCCGGGGCCAAGCCCCTGCCTGCGAAGTTCCTTCGCTACCAGCCCAGCCCCGAGGCTGTGTCGGCACACGACGCCTACGTGGCGCGTTGCGCAGCAGCTCGTGCCCTGGCCATGCGCGGTGGCATCAGCGTGCGGGTGGCAGCGTGAGCGAGTTCATCTTCGCCCACTTCGTCGAGTGCGTTGCACTCGTCGACCTGCTGCTCATCGCCATCGTGGCTTGGGTCGTCGTCTATCGCGACTGAGCCACTGTGTTCGAGCCGGCGTTCCGCCGGCTCGGTCTCTCTGCGTTTGTGTTCTTCAACCCTAGGAGATGCCATGGCTTCGTGCCTTGACAACCTGTACGCGGCTCAACGCCGCATCGACGCCAAGTCTGCGCAGTACGACGTACTGCGCAAGCCGCTCAACGCGGCCTTCATCGCTGGCCGCCTCGACTACGACGCCTACATGGCTCGCAGTCAGCGGCTCAACGAGCGGTTCCGGCGCGAGCTGAGCCGCATCCACCTCTGAACTCAGCGTTATGCCCGGCGTGTCTGGGCATACCGGCGCGTTCGCCACCAACCACACCACTAGGAGTTCACCATGTCTGCATTCGCTTCCAAGTTCGCTGCCAAGTCCTCGACCACTGCGGCTCGTGCCGCCAAGCAACCGCGTGCCAAGCGCGTGGTAGCTGAGCGCGACGAGGCCACGCCCGTCGAGCCCATCAACGTGGACGCGATGCGCATGCACGCGGAGCACGTGGCTCAGGCGCAAGACGAGTTCACGTTCGTCACGGCCACGCCGTCTGGCACTCGCCAGCTCATCGGCACGTTGGCTTGGATGCTCACGTACGCGTCCAGCTTCTACTGGGGGTTGGTGCTCACCGACATGCTGCTCGTGGCGGCTGCGGCGTTCACCAGCAGCGGCTTCTTGCTGTTCCTCGTGGCCTTCGTCGGTCTGATGATGGCCGTCGTCGGCGGCATCTCGCTCGCGAGTTCCGCCTACAAGTTCGTGATCGAGTTCAACCCCGGCACGTTCGCCGCCATCGGCCACGACATCAAGGCCTCGACCAAGTCGAAGGTCTCGCTCGTGCGTGGCTGGTTCACCAACACGAACGAGGTGGCAGCATGATCGAAATGGGTCTCGTCGTAGCCCTCGGGCTCATCGTCACGTTCTGCAAGCTGAGCTGGCGGAACAAGCTGCGGATGCTCAGTCATCCACTGCTCATGGACGTTGCGATCTTCGCGCTCCTGTGCTTCCTGCACTGGGGCACGTACAGCGGCGTCATGGTCGCCACCGTCGGTGCGCTCACATGCAGCTTGCTGCTCGCGGCTGGCCGTTGGGCATTCGGCTACATGAAGGCTGGCAAGTATGTGCCAGGCAAGTGGATCGTGAAAGGCGTGTAGATGAACACTCTCTCAACCCGCACTCGGCTGCTCATGGATGAGCAGACCAAGCAAGCCAATCAGTGCCGTGAACTCGGCGCTGACCTCTACGTCGACGACGAGGATTACGAGGCCGACTCCGACATGTTCGGTGCCGACCCGTTCGACATCCTCGCCTTCAAGCAGGAACAAGGAGACCACTGATGACGTAGACCGTCGCGACTCTCAGGTTCGTCAGCATCACATAGCTGTCAGGTGAGCCTCGGCTGCAATGCCGTTTGCCTCTGCGTGCCTCACACGCAGCGTGTCCGGGTTGGGTCCGGCTCGTGAACATCAACACGCACTACGCGGAGCGACCCACTAGCTCGCTGGACAACGTCACCAGCAACCTACCCGACCGCTGCTCAGGGATGAGCGGCTACAACCAAGGAGTTCACACATGGGCAACCTGTGCGCGTAAGGAACATCGCGCCCTCGCTCCCGCTTCAACTCCACCCTGCCTGACATGGCGATGCAACACATCGCAGCCTTGGGCATGACAGTTGAGCGGATCAACTACTGCATCGCATTGCGCGAGCACAGAGCCTCACATCGGCTCCAGTGTCAACGGCCGTTACGTGTCTCACGTCGAGCCCAACGACCTGCAACACACCACCCGAAGCGCGCATCGTAGACACGAGCGCCCGGCCCGGCTGAGCTGCCGAGTCACCAACCCATCCGTAGTGAATGCCTCCACGTCACGGCATCTCGTTCCCGCAGGCTGTCGCTACAGCCGCCGCATGAGCACCCCGTCAAGGGCTCACTTCAACCTCAACCCGAAACCACTAGGAGTTACACCATGTCCCGTACCCACACCATC